GAGTGATGACGGCACAAAGCTTTTTATTACTTGGGGAATTGCTTATAGTAGAGGTTATATCACAACATACGATTTAACGATTCCATTTGACATATCTACAGCTTCAGAATTAGAAACTGTGGAACATACAATAGGTTCAAAAACTACTAGTGCATATGATGTTACTCAACCTAAAATAGAAGGTGTGCAGTCAATTCAATTTAATAGTAGCGGAGATAAAGTAACTTTGTGGGATAATAATACCCAAAGAGCATATCAATACAATGTACCTACTGCATACATTCTTTCTTCTATTAGTATGCCGGATAATTTTTTAGATACTGTTCTTGATCCTGTGGAATCTATTTCTCCAATAATATCTATGACACCTATAGCAAAATACTTTAGGTTTAATAATAACGGAACAAAATTTTATGTCTCTAATGATCTAACTATGAAGCAGTACTCTATGTCTACAGCATATGATTTAGGGACTGCAGTATTCGATACTGAATATGCTTCATTAAATAGCAATAGTTATGGAAATTTTAATTTAAATGATAGCGAAAATAAAATATTCAGTGCTGAAGAATATAAAATAACTCAGTATTCTTTAACACCTTCTTCCTCAGCTAATAACGATAGTGCAGATTTATCTTCTAGCTATCTTAGTGTCAATACTATTAAATTTAAAGATTTAGACAGCGCAGTTCCTAGTAACTCTTTGACAGACGTTATTTTAAATTCTCAAGGCACTAAAATGTACGTTTCTGAGAATAATAATGACAATATTCATTTATATCTTCTTTCGGATTCAAATATAGTTTCTAGTGCAGTGTATGAATCTACCTTTACGGCAACATCAAGCACTAGTTTACAAGGAATATATCTTACTCCCACGGAAGATAAAATCTTAGGAATAGATTTAGCCGGATTCATTAGAGAATATGATATACATGAATCATATTTTGCACAAACTTCATGGAATACTAATGAGTTTAAAGTGACAGGCAATTTCGTATCTGATACTACAGATATTAAATTTCATCCAGATGGAAGCAAATTTGTGACATTGGGTAAAAGTGGTACTGATTATTCATTCGATCTATATACAACTAAGAATAATTTCATTATCAAACCTATATAAATAACACTAAAGAACATCTAATGAGGAAATCTAATGTCTGCTAATCATCCCAGTACAAGAGACCAATTGATCGATTATTGTCTGAGAAAGTTAGGTCAGCCAGTCATTGAGGTTAATGTTGCTCAAGAACAATTGGAAGATAGAATTGATGACGCTTTAGCATATTTTCAGGAGTTTAATTCAGATGCTACTCTTAGAACTTTTCTAAAACACTTAGTTACATCAACGGACGTCACAAATAAATATATTCCCGTAGATTCTAGTATTCATATAGTAAAAAAATTATTTCCTGTAATTACATCTGGAAATAGTATGAATTTCTTTGATGTTAAGTATCAAATGATGTTAAACGATGTTGCTGATATGGGCAGCTTTATAGGCGATTTGATGTATTACGATCAAATGCAACAACATCTATCATTAATCGATCAAAAGTTGAATGGAATACCTCAAGTAAACTTTTCAAGAATGCAAAATAGATTGCATATTCATGGCGAATGGTCAGATGGCGATATTGAAGTTGGCGATTATCTTGTTATGGAAGTTTTTCAGATAATTGATCCTGATACTCATACAAATGTTTACAACGATAGATTTTTAAAAGAATATGCTACCGCACTAATTAAAAAGCAGTGGGGTTCTAATCTTATCAAGTTTGAAGGCATGGTTATGCCTGGAGGCGTTATGTTGAATGGTAGACAGATATATGACGATGCTGTTGCAGAAATCAGCGAACTAGAAGAAAAGGTAAGACTAGAACACGAAATGCCTGCAGATTTCTTTATGGGATAATTAGATAATGGCAACTAATATATACTTTTCTCATAAAGTACAAAGCGAAACGACACTCTATGAAGATATAATCATAGAGTCTCTGAAGATGTATGGTCAAGACGTTTACTATTTGCCCCGTACAATGGTAAATGAAAATAAAGTTTTTGGAGAAGATGTTCCATCAATTTTTAATTCTTCATATAAGATAGAAATGTATATCGAAAACATTGAGGGCTTTGATGGTGAAGGTGATCTTTTTACAAAGTTCGGAGTTGAAATTAGAGATGCCGCAACATTTGTAGTTTCGCGTAGGCGTTGGACTGGCTTAGTAAGTCAACAAAGTAATGATATTTCTCAGATCGAAAGACCTGCTGAAGGTGATCTAATATATTTACCATTATCAAATTCTATGTTTCAAATAATGCATGTCGAACATGAATCTCCTTTCTATGCGTTGAAAAATTTGCCCACTTATCAATTGCGATGTGAACTATTTGAATATAATGACGAAAACTTTGAAACTTCTAATGAGGAAATAAACAAGATTGAGCGTGACGGATCTTATACTTACGAACTTACTGTTGATCAACCCAGAGCAGGTGCAGCCACAGTTATTATTGGTGATTTATAATGAGTAGTATTCGTGCAGTAAATATAACAGATTTCGGTAATCTATATGATAGTGCTCCAGCTATATCAATAACATTACCGCCATTCACAGCCACACATGCTGTAGCTTCTCCTGTAATGACGGGCGATGGAAGTATAGATTCAATTCATGTGTCTGTAAAAGGAAGTGGATATCTTGTAACTCCTAATGTTTTAGTGTCTGGAATAACAGATTCAAGTGGAAAACAAGCAACGGCATCTTTACTTTACGATTCTATTAATAATAGAGTTTCGTCTATATCTTTAGTAGATTCTGGAAAATTTTATAATCTAGTTCCTGCTGTAATTTTTTCTGCGCCAGACTCCGGAATTATTTCTGCGGCAGCAACAGCAACTATAGAATCTGGACAAGTGACAAGTTTAACTTTAACAAATCAAGGCTCTGGATATTATAGTTCGCCCACAATAACATTATCTGCTCCTACAGATGACCCTAATAATTACCGAGCGTTTGCTGAAGCTATAATGGATAGTGATGATGACAATAATAGCGTTTCTCATATTAGAATGCTCACTAATGGTAAATTTTATACTGGTCAAGCCACAGCAACAGTAGACTCATCTACAGGAACAGCAGCACATTTTTCGGCATCTCTTACTGCAGTTTTAAATTTTGAAACTAAAAAAATATTAAGAATTGATATTGATAGTGCGGGAAAATATTATGATTCAGCTACTCCTCCAGTTATTACCTTAGCGCCACCACCATCTAGAAGATTTGATGTTGGAGAAAAAGTTACTCAAGTAGTGGGAAATACAACAATGCATGGAGAAGTTTCTCACTATAATCCAGATACTCGCATAATATCTGTTATTCATGCAGGAGCAGCGGACGGTACATTTAAACAATTTACACCTGATGCAGATTCGAGTAAATTTCTTGTGGGTTCAACACATGGAAATAAATTTGAAATTTTATCTGTATCAGAAACTAATAAAATTTCGGAAATTGAACAGAACGAAGATTTTTCAGCAACTACAACAAATGTTTTATTGGACTTTTTAGATTTCTCTGAGACTAATCCATTCGGCGATCCGGGAGATTAATCATGCTAGAATATTTTTATCACGAAAGAATTAGAAAGTCCGTAGCTATTTTTGGAACAATGTTCAATGACATAATGGTTTTGAGGAAGCGTAGTGATGGTAGAGTAATCAGCCAAATAAAAGTACCACTCTCATACGCTCCTAAAGAAAAATATCTTGCGAGAATTAGATCAAATCCAGACTTAGATACTGATACTAAAGTGGCTTTAAAGTTGCCTAGAATGTCTTTTGAAATTACATCTTTACAGTACAATACAGAACGAAAATTGCCTAAGATGAACCAATTTTCCAATACTGCTACGTCTACAACAAAGAATAAATTTTTTACACCAGCGCCATATGACATTTCATTTCAGTTAAATATTTACGCAAAAACGCAAGACGATGCACTTCAGATAGTTGAACAGATAATACCATACTTTAATCCTCATTATACAATAACAATGAAACCTTTTGCTAAACTTGCTAGTGGTATAAAAGAAGATGTTCCTATTACACTAACTAGTGTAAACTTTTCCGATGATTTTGAAGGATCATTAGAACAAAGGCGAACTATAATTTATACTTTAGATTTTACAATGCTTGCAAATTTTTATGGTCCTATTAACAGCGGCAAGATCGTTAGAAAAACTATAACGGATGTTCATAATCAAATTTTAGGTGATTCTAATGATCCTCAACTTGCTCAATATACGATAGATCCTAATCCATTAGGAATAAGTCCGCCTACTGGAGATAGCGATTTTGGTTTTACTCAAACTATAATAGAAAATTTTGATAGTGCATAGGAAAAAATAATGAGCGATTCAGATAATGTAAAAAGCGATTTAGAGTTTTCAAGAGATACTTATTACGATCTTATTAATAAAGGTCAAGAATCTCTAAGTGAAATGATGAATATAGCCTCAGCCCTAGAGCATCCTAGAGCATTTGAAGTTGTAGCAACTCTCATAAAAAATGTCTCGGACGTTAATGACAAATTGCTTGACCTACATAAGAAAAAAAATGATCTTAAAGGACAAAGCAAAGCAAAGCAAATTGAAGGTAATACAACTAACAATAATTTATTTGTTGGATCTACGGTAGAACTTCAAAGAATGTTACAGAATATTGATGATCCCAAAGTGATTGATACTACAGATGATATTAAATGAAAAAGAAAGCTATTTAGGTAATCCCAATGTAAAACGTGATGGGATTGCACAACAATGGCAACAAAGTGAGGTGAAAGAATATGCAAAATGCATGAAAGATCCTGCTTACTTTGCTAAAACTTATTGCAAAATTATATCTCTTGACAAAGGTCTTGTCAACTTTAAATTATATCCATATCAAGAAAAAATGTTCAAAAATTTTAACGACAACAGATTTTCTATTGTATTGGCATGTAGACAGTCCGGTAAATCTATTTCTTCATGTGCTTATCTACTTTGGTTTGCATTATTCCATAGTGAACAAACTATTGCCGTTATGGCAAACAAAGGCGCAACTGCAAGAGAAATGCTTAATCGTGTAACACTCATGCTTGAAGGATTACCATTCTTCTTACAACCAGGATGTAAAGCCCTTAATAAAGGGTCTATTGAATTTAGCAATAATTCTAGAATTGTAGCCGCGGCTACATCAGGATCATCAATTCGTGGTATGTCCGTTAATCTTCTATATCTTGATGAGTTTGCATTTGTTGAAAATGCAGCAACATTTTATACATCAACTTATCCAGTTGTTTCAAGTGGTAAAACAACAAAAGTAATAATAACTTCAACTGCGAATGGTGTTGGCAATATTTTTCATAAAATATGGGAAGGCGCCGTTCAAAAAACTAACGAATACGTTCCTTTTCGTGTTGATTGGTGGGATGTTCCTGGTAGAGATGATAATTGGAAAAAAGAAACTATATCAAATACATCTCAACTACAGTTTGACCAAGAGTTTGGTAACACTTTTATGGGTACAGGAAACACGCTCATTGATGTTGAATGTCTTTTAAAATTAAAAGCTAAAGAGCCTATTAGACGAATTGATAAAGATAATGTATTAATTTATAAAGAACCTCTACCAGATAGTTCATATGTATGTTTAGTAGATGTTGCTAAAGGTAGAGGCCAAGATTATTCTACATTTAATATGATTGATGTTACTAATGGTAATTCTATAGAACAAGTTTTGGTTTACAGATGTAATACAATATCTCCATTGTTATTTCCTAATATAATTGAAAAATATGCAAAGTCATACAATAACGCTACAATTGTTGTAGAATCTAATGACGCAGGAATGGTAGTGTGTAATGGATTGTATCATGATCTAGAATACGAAAATATGTATGTAGAATCTTTAGTGAAAGCAGACGCTATTGGAATTAATATGAATAGAAAAGTCAAAAGAATTGGATGTTCGGCATTTAAAGATTTAATAGAA